ACTTGTCGCCCACGTCGTAGTAGGCGGCAAGCCAGGGCTCATCCTCGATCGCGCGCTTGCACTCTTCCAGGCTGGAGTCTTCCAGCGAGTTCATGAACTGCCGAGCACACAGCAGGATGCCCGTGACACCTGCCTTGCCGTACTGATAGCCCTTGACTGCGGCCATCTTGGCGAAGCTGCGCGTCTTGCCAGAACCACGACCACCGTCACACGCGCGCACGTCTGCCTCCCCCGAGAACAGCTCAATCAGCTTCTCAGGGATGGCAATCTGCGCAGTGGTCATTTCAGGGGGACTAGCTCTACTCTTGTGACGGTCTCGACTGGACCGCCATCCTTGCCGGACAGCTCCTGGCGGTCAGTGACCAGGCCAAGCAGCTTGGCCTTGCCCATCGTTGCGGCCACCATTGCGGCAGCCTGCGGCTTCTCGGAAGTGCTCGCAGCAACCCGGGCTTCTTCAAGCTCCCTGATCAGGTCGCTCACCGTGATTTCGTGCCGTTCAACGTGCGACGCCTGGAGCGCGGCCACCCTTACCGCAACATTACCGTTTGCCAGTAACTCGCTGGCCTTCACCGCAATCACTGCTGGCTTCATGTTCTCGGCGTTGTAGGAGCGCCGGTACGCTTCGGAGGCGTTGCCCGTTTCCACGTAGGCAAGGGCAAAGGCCTCCTGCTTGATGGTCAGGGCCATAGTGGTCTTTGTTGGGTGCAGGGCTAAGCACTCGAAAGAGGGGCAGTTGAGGGGTTAGTGCCGCCCTGCGGAAATGGTTTGGTGCCGGTGGGCGGCTACGTGCGCCTTAGCTCGCGGCCCTACTGAAAGGTTCTTTGCGCGAGTACCACTTACTAAGCTCAGTTTCAACCAGCGGAAATGAAAAAGCCCCGGCCATTTCTGGTCAGGGCTTTGGTTGGATTCGGTATTGCGCGAACCCAAGTCTTGACGGACTCTTTTGTTGCTCGCACCTATCCCGGCGCAAACCGGGACGTTCTAGTGCTATTGCTAACGGTCACCGCAACGTTACCACACTCATTTTCGGAATGCAACAGGCTTTGCGCGATCTTTTAGCATCGTGCGCGCGTCGTGGACCATCTCGTTCAGCGCATCCATCGTGATGCCAAGGAGCTTCGCTGCGCCCTTGGGATTGCTGGCATACACGTACCACCAACGGACGGCATGGCGGTGCTTCTCGGGCAGGTCCGCGACGAGCTTTTCTATCGTGTGGGCATCCAGGCTGTTGACTGGCATGCTCCCCAACGGCGCGGCCTCGCTGGCCTCTTTCTGCTTGAAGAACCGCCACATTGGGTGAGATAGAGCACCGTTGCCGTTCTTGGCCCACCGCGCCCAGTTCTGCAGCCTAAGGTGAATCTCTTCGTGCTCGGCTTTGATCAGGGTGTAGTCAACGTAGGCTTTCATCAGCATGTGGGCTCCTTCTTCAGTTCTCGGGTTGAGGCGCGGCGCTCTGCAGCGATGGCCTCGTAGTCGTGCTTCTTGTAGGCGCGGGGCGTCTCGTCTGCTTCCAAGGTCAGAACAAAGTCCTCGCCAAAGCGCGCGATGAGCCCCTTGCGGTACTCGATGAGGTTGCCGTGCAGGTGTAGGTTGCAGGGTGCGCATTGGCGGTGGATGTTGCGCAGGTCGAGCGCCAGGTGCGGTGCTGATCCGCAGCTCCTGTAGTGCCCGGCGTGATAGGCGCCCTCGCCTGTCTTTCCACAGGAGATGCATGGCAACCCATGGTCTCGGGCCAGGACGCATGCGTTTGTGGCACGCTGGGCGATCCTGCGGGCGTCTTGCGCGGTCATCAGTGCAGCCTTGCGCCGGCGCGTCTCGGCCTTCTCGACCTTGGCGGCCATGCGCGCGGCCTTGGCCTGGGCGCGCTCTTCCTTCTCGCGCTTGGCGATGGCGTAGGGCTCGGCGCATTCGGTGTGGACGATCTGACTGGGGCGCTCTGGGTTGAGCTTGGCGCGGCAGTGGGCACAGCGTGTGCGGCGGAAGGTCATTGGCCTCCCTTCAGTGCCGCAATCTCGGCCTCAAGCTGCTGAATGCGCTCGTGCAGCTTCTTGTGCGCCTGGTATGCATGCCAGGATGAGCCTGCGCTGACGCTCTTGTGGATCGCGGCCACATCCTCTGGTGTCAGGCGAGTCAGAGGCATGGCCGGGATCAACTCGAACGTGCCGCGCTCCCAATCCATTCCGTATCCAGCTACCTGCAGCGGTACAGAAGAACGCGGGCCTACCTTCCCTGGGTTGTGAACCACGATTCGAACTTCATCGCCGAGGCTGCGGGTAGGCGCGCGAAGAATGATCTCGGCCAATTGTTCGGCGTTCATCGGACAGCCCTCCCCTCAACTCGGTTGCTGGCCTCTTGCCAGTACATTCCGCTTGCTATCCGATAGACCGTTGATTCACACAAGCCAAACTCAGCAGCTAAATCCTTTGCGCGCTCGCCGTTTGTCTTGCGCTGCCTGATTTCTGCCGCACCTTCTACAGTCATCTTGGCTTTTGGGTTTGTGCGCCCTGTGAAGAAAGATCGGCCATGAGCAATCTTGTCTTGTGCGTTTTCCACTGCAGATCCATAAGCCAGATTTCGCACTTCCGCATTTAACTTATTTCCGTCTATGTGACGAATCTGATCACCTTCCGCTCTTTCGCCAAGAAACGCGCGCGCAACAATGCGATGCACAGCTATCGAGTACGATCGTCCGTCTCTTCTAAGCCTGACATCTGGATAACCTGTAGATGTGCATGTGTGCCATTTGATAATCTGACCTTTCACCGTTCCTCTGGTTTGAGTGAGCCTTCGAATAACTCCTGCCGTCGAAACCTCGTAGTCTGGAAAATCACAAACAATTGCCCATTCAGTCATCGCACACTCCTGTCAATACTTCGGTTGTTTGCTTGTTCTGATCTCCAGATCTCCACCTGAAGCTCTGCCGCCTTCATCTTCCAGCGGAAGAGTTCTTCAGCCTCCACGGCAGCCTCCAGGCCGCTCAGCAGCTCGATGTACTCCGGATGGGCGTATGCGGAGGCCTCGCGGTCCGCCACGGTCTTTCCTTCTGACTGCTGCATCAAGATGGCCTTCTTGCTCTTGCGGAACTCCTCCAGCTGGACGCGCTTTGCTTTTGCAGCGGCGTAGCGGGGCGCGGCCTGGAGCATGTAGTCCACGGCCACCTGCGGATCGATGGGGGTGCGGTCAGTCATGGCAACTCTCCCGTCAGGTAGAAGTCCCATTGATCGAAGTAGGAAGACCAAGCCTCAAATGGCGTTGATCCCTGGCCGACAGGGCTCCATCTAGGAGGGTTCAGCTCAACACAGAACCAGCGTCCTTCCAATATCTTTAGCCTCGGCGGCTTGTTCCATCGGTAAGTGGCTTCTTTACTCATGCCTGCGCCCCCTTCCCCGCCCGCACCATGTCGGCCAGCTCGTCGTGCCCAAGGATGGTGTCCAGCTCGGCCATGGCGCGGCGCGTGTAGACCGCGGCGTCCAGCAACTCTTCGTACTGGTGCTGGAGCCACTGGCGCAGTTCCAGGGGGTTCTCGGCGACGGTCGTTCCGTACTTATGCAGGCCAAATGCCTGCCTTCTTGCGATGTCTTCGCAGACCTTGGCTTCTATTCCGGTGGGGGTCATGCTTGCTCCTTCGGGCTCTGAGCCGCGGCACAGCGCAGGATGACCAGGCGCGTGCGGTCGGCGCGCTGGGATTCGTCGGGCACGTCTTCGACAAACTGCTGCCCCGGCCCAACGTACCCATCAACGCTGGCGCAGACCCACGGATGGTTGTCTGCCGGGTGGTTGTGCTCCACGCTGATGCGCAGGGCGGCGGCCAGGCGGAAAGAGTCGCCGTCGTCTCTGCGCGGCAGCCAAGCCCGCTTTGTCATTTCGCCATCGCGCCATACCTCATAGCACTCCAGTCTCTCGTTCCAGTAGTAGTTCAGACGATAGGCCCGTGCTGCGGCCTCCGTCATTCCGCGCTCGGTCATGCTGCGTCTCCTGTCTTGGCTGCTGCCTGGGGCGAGAAATCGCTTTCCTTGACAAATGCCACCGAGCCAGCCGTCTGCCGCTCGACCTCTGTCCACGGGCCGAACTTGGAGCGCTGCACGAAGTGGTAGCGGCGGACGCCCTTCGCCACATCTTCTGCAGGCGCGGCAGTGAAATTGGGAGTCGGCTCCTGCACCAGCAGCACGACCTTGTGCTTGTCGCTGCCTCCGTCGTACTCCATCACCTCGGTGACTTCGCCGAACAGGCGGTTGCCTGCGTCGTGCTCCCCCGTGCTCACGTCCACCGATACGGTCATTCCGGTGATCAGCTCGCGCAGCTCATCGGACAGGCAGCCCTCGTCATCGACCAGAGGCGCGGCCTGCGCCTCCATTTCTGCGCGCAGGGCCTTGTTCTCTGCGTCCAGGCGGCGCAACTCAGCGGCGATCTCTCGGTCCGATGCGATTACAGGCTCACCGCTCTCCAACAGCCGCGCCAGCCTCAGCGCTTCGCTCTGTGTATCTGTCTCTGTCTTGCTCATTGCCCCACTCCTTTGTTGATCGGTTGAGTTACTGCATGTCGGGCGTGTAGAGCACGAGAGGCTCTTCGCCATGGGATGCAACGAATTGCTGGCTGTCGCGCTCGAACCAGAGACCAATGGAGCCCTCCCACTCGCCATTGCGCTGCTTGTCGCAGATCAGCAGGCAGTCGGGCTCTTTCACGTCGGCTTCCTCGGTCAGCAGGCCCTCATCGCGCTTGCGCTCCTTGGGCTTGTTGCGCCAGACGGCGATCACGTTGTCCACCTGGTCGGTGATGGCGCCCGAACCCTTCATGTCGTACTTGTTGGGCTTGTGGTCCTCGCTCGCGGGCTTCTTGATGTGGTGGATCAGGTGGATGTGGATGCCGTGGTCGCGGGCGATGGCGGTGAGCTCATCAACAAAGAGCTTCTGGCCGTTGTAGTCGTCCTCTCCCTGCACGCACTTCATCAGGCTGTCCACGACGAAGTGAGTGACCTTGAGCTCAACAGCGGCGTAGCGGACCACGGCGCAGACCTGGGCGGTCGTCACGGTGCCCTGCTGGTCGTACAGCCACAGCTTGTTGTCGGTCCAGTCGCGGAACTGTTCGTAGGTGTCGATCAGGATGCGCTGTCCGTCGTCGTTGCCCGCATAGGCCGGGTGCGCTGGGTTCGTGCCCGACCACTGCCGGCCCATGCGCTCCAGCGTCTTGATGGGCTTCATCTCGAAGCTGGCTATTGCCACGCGCTCGCCCTGGCCGCACAGCGACAGCGCGACTTGTCCGGTCACCAGCGACTTTCCGTTGCCGTTTGCGCCGCCCCACAGCGTCACCTCGCCCGGGCGAAACTGCACCAGCTGGGCCGTCTTGCGCCACGGCATGAAAGCCTGCTTGGCACGGATCGGGTTGCGAATCCGGTCGATCAGCTCCTGCACCCAGGACGATGCCGGAAGCACCTTTTGCTGCGCATCGGTCTCGTGCTCATAGGCAGCGAAATCGATGTCGTCAGGCGTGAATACGTTTGCCATTGCCGCCTTGCTCCTTCGTGTAAAACCAGATTTCGTCGGGCATGGCGCAGCACAGAATGGCTGGCTCAACGGCCCGGATTGCTTTGAACAAACGCTGTGCGCGCTCTTTGCCTCGGTTGGCCTCCAGCACCACGCCCAGCTGACGGCAGAACCGCACATCCAGGCGTTCCGGGCTGTCTTCCTGGCCCACGACCACGTGCGGCGTGAACAGGCCGTTTGCCGAGCTCGGGATGCGGTGCCATTGCTGGGCAAGCTCGATTGCGAACTCGCTGTCACCGTCGATGACGTGGACCACGTCGTAGGGCAGCACGCCATCGCGGCGCATCTTCAGCAGGGGTGTATGGCCGATCACACGAAGTTCCTCGGGGCGGTGTCTGCCCGTCCGTTGACCTGGGTGTGCTGATAGCACTGGCCCTGGCGTTGGTTCCGCACCCAGTTGCGCCACGTCGCATGCCAGTCCGCTTTGCGCCCGTCCTTCCCCGGCTTGGCAATCCAGAAATCGCGGAACGAGTCCCCAACCTTCGCCATGTCCAGATCCGGGCGTTCCTTCTCTGCCCAGGTTTTCCAGTCATCAGGAAGGGTCCAGTCCGCCGCCAAGGCGGTGCCACGTGGCGACTTCGCAGAAGGAGCATCAATACTCTTCTGTTCCTGTTTCTGTTCCTGGTTAAGAAAGGGTTGGCTAACGGTTTCGGAAGGGTTAGAAATTTGTGTCGCTTCGATCTCAAGCAATGGGCCGCAAACCCGCATGAAATCTAGCTTCCAGCCACATTCTTCAGGCACGCTGAGTGCAATCTTTGCGGCCGACTTGCGCTGGTTCGGGTTCTCCGGCTTGTTCCACTCCAAATGCTTGGAAATCCAGACCCATTTAGTGGTTGCGCAACGGTTGGCGAAACCCTTGGCGAACAGTTCCGCGAACCCTTGCGCAACCCTTTCCAAAGGCCATCCCAAGTCTTCCGAAACGTACCCATCAGGCAGCCTGAAAACCCCTGCGATAGTGCTGTGAGAGCATGTCAGCAGGTACAGGGCCAGCACCTTCCCGTCGTCCGTCATGCTGCTGGTCGTGGGGCTCGACCAGAACGTGCTGTGGACCTTGCCGTAGTCGCGCATGTCTGCTCCGTGTTATTTCAGTGCTTTTAAAAATCAGCTGGGATTCCGAACAGGCGCGCGGCCCGTCAGAACGTCCGTGTAGGCGGCAGATGCGCCACGGCTGATTGCTGCTGCAATGACCTGTTCCAAGGTCCTGCCTGTCCGCGTTGCAATGCGCTTGGCCAGCTTCAGCTGGGCATCAGTCAGTTCTGCAACGTGGTTGGGTTGGGGTGGTTGGCGCGACATGTGCAGTGCCTCAAAAGGGCTACGCAAGGCAGGAACCTACGCCTCGCTTGTTGCCGACACCCTGAGCACACTCCTGTGCATGCAATTCCTTCTCCAGCAACTCAAGACCACGCTCAAAGGCGTCACGGCTCACGACGGATTTCTCGCCGCCTTGGACCTCCACCAGACGAGTCAGACGCTCGTAGATGTAGTCATCGAGATAGACGGGGACACGGTTGCTGCGGATGCGCTTGGGATCGGCGTACATAGGAGGCTCGGGATCTTTGTTGTTGGGAGGGAGAGGTCAGAGAGGGCCAGTGATGTCAGGCCACACGTTCTTGGAGGCGGCTGGGTTGTTGATGGACCGGCCCTGCGGGAGATCCGCGCCAGTCAATGGGTCATGCCCCCACGACTCCAATTTCTCGCGGACACGGGCTGCAAGATCAAACGGCTGAATCGGGCGACGGAGCTCTTCAATCCGATCACGCTCCCTGCGCCGTTGCTGCAGTGCCTGGAACGCCAGGGGCTTGTCGCTGATGCGGGTCATGGGAGGCTCCTGTTAGCGGGAGGTGGGAGGGCGGCGCTTGGTCTGCGCCTTCTTGTCCTGGGCTTGGAAGTAGTCCAGCAGCGGCTGTATCGTCTGCACGCCCGGGTTCTCGCGTTCGTTGCAGGCGATCTTTCGCGGCAGGGTCTTGGCAACGCCGGCCTCGGTAGCGATCAGCTCCCATCGAGCGTCGCCTTCTTCA